AATATAATTAATCCAAATAAAACAGTAAAAGATTTAGGGATATCACAACCACAAGATCCTTATTTAAAAATAATTGATACAGCAAAAGTTAAAAACATTTCCTTGTCTGCAGCTTTTTTACAAAGCGATGAACACATACGAGGAGGGTTTGAGTTTTTAAGTTATATTGATAGAGGTATAGAAGATTTTAAAAAAAGAAAAAACGTATTGAATTTTACCGACATGATTTTAAAATTTAATGAAAGAAAAGATGCACCAAAGTTAGATGTGGCTATCATTGATGAAGCGCAGGATCTTAGTTTCATACAATGGCAAATGGTTGAATTGATAATTAGAAATTGTGAACGTGCTTATGTAGCTGGTGATGATGACCAAGCTATATTTGATTGGGCTGGAGCTGACACAAAAAGACTTGGATTAATTGGTGGAGAGAGAACCGTGTTGCAACAATCTTACAGAATTCCAAAATCAATTCACAGACTTGCAAATAATTTAATAACAAAAGTAAGAGATAGAGTTCCAAAAGATTGGCAGCCAAAAGATAGAGAGGGTTTAGTAAAGCATCATCGCACTTGTTTTAATCCATCAATTGATTTGACAAATGGATCGTGGTTAATATTAGCAAGAACAAATTACATAGCAGAACAATTTATAGAAGATTTAAAATCAAAAGGATTTTTTTATGAGTACAAAGGACGGTCTTCTGTTTCAGATAAAATGATGAATGCAATCAAAGGATGGAAAAAAATACAACAAGGTGAATCAGTTGAGTTACCAATCGTAAAAGATATTTATCATTATATTTCTGGTAATAGTGGTATTGAAAGAGGGTTTAAAAATTTAGAGAATGCTAGTGATGAAGTTACGTATGACTATGAATCGTTGGTCGTGAAGCATGGTTTGAATGTCGATTCCAATACAGAATGGAACTTTGCACTAGATAAAATACCAGCAGAACAAACACGATATATTAATTCTGCTATGGATAGAGATCAGGATTTTCACAAATCGAAAAATATAAAAATTTCTACGATACATGCATCAAAGGGTGGCGAAGCAGACAATGTTATGCTATTAAAAGACCTGCCTACAAAAGTAGATAACAACATCAGCAAAGTAATTGATGATGAAAGGAGAGTGTTTTATGTGGGAGCTACAAGAGCAAAAAAATCTTTGCATCTTATATCATCAAAATCAAACAGAGAATTTAAAGAGTTGTAAATGATTTGCAGTAACATATTACAACAAGCAAAAGAATTGGTTGAAGGAGATCGTCAAAATGAATACGGCGATAAACTTAAAAATCACAAGAACATCGCTGCGTTGTGGTCAATTTTCCTCCAGAAAAATATATCAGCACATGATGTGGCGATGTGCATGGCTTTAGTAAAAGTAGCGAGACTGATGCATGCACATAAAGAAGACAGTTATATTGATTTAGCTGCTTATGCCTCTATTGCGGGGGAAATAAATGAAAGAGATAAGTGAGCCAGCCCTCGTTATTCAAAACACCAAGTGAGTGGATTCCACCAGAGTCTGTTCCAAATTTATCTGACGCAAAAGAAATTGCTATTGACTTAGAAACAAAAGATGATGGTTTGAATTCTGGTATAGGACCAGGATGGGCTACAAAAAAAGGAAGAGTTATTGGTGTAGCGTTGGCCGTGGATGGTTGGCAAGGATACTATCCTATTGCACATGAAGGTGGCGGTAACTTTGATGAGAAAATTTTTAAAAGACAATTAAAAGAAATACTCGATCTACCCTGTGATAAAATATTTCATAACGCCATGTATGATGTTGGGTGGTTAGATGCCATGGGTTTAAAAGTTAATGGTAAAATAATTGATACCATGATCGCAGCTCCTTTATTAAATGAAAATAGATACAACTATTCTCTTCGAGAGCTTTCAAAAGAGTATGTTGGTGAAACAAAATCAGAGGCATTGTTGTATGAAGCTGCAAAAGAATGGGGTGTGGATGCAAAAAGTGAGATGTGGAAACTACCTCCCATGTATGTTGGTCCGTATGCAGAACAGGATGCTACAGTTACTTTAAAACTTTGGCATGTATTACAAAGAGAAATAAGCACACAAAATTTAAATAGTATTTTTAATTTAGAATCAGAGCTGTTCAATGTTTTATTTGCTATGAAAAAGAAAGGTGTGGCTATAGATCTAGAAAAAGCAGATAGAATAAAAAATGATTTTGAGAAATCAGAAAAAGAAGTTTTAGATTATTTATACAAGACTTGTGGGTTTGAGGTAGAAATACTAGCACCTTTATCAATAGCAAAAGCTTTTGATAAACTTAAAATAAAATACAATAGAACTCCTACTGGACTACCAAGCTTTGATAAAAACTTTTTAGCTACACACAAACATAAGTTTGCACAGAGTATCGTAAAAGCAAGAGAGTTTAATAAAGCAAGAACAACCTTTATTGATTCTATCATGCGCCATGAACACAAAGGTCGTATACATGCTGATGTAAATCAATTAAGATCAGAGACTGGTGGTACCATATCGGGACGTTTAAGTATGCAGAATCCAAACTTACAACAAATTCCTGCAAGAAATGCTGAGATTGGTCCTAAAATAAGACAATTATTTATACCAGAGGAGGGTCAGAAGTGGGGATGCTTTGATTATTCACAACAAGAACCACGTCTTTTGGTGCATTATGCTGCAGTTATTAGCGAAAATCAGGAGAAAAAAGGACAACAAGCCCTTAGAGGAGTCAAGACTTTGGTTGATGGATATACTAACGGTGATATTGATTTCCATCAAACAGTTGCAGACATGGCTGATATAGACCGAAAACAGGCCAAGACAATCAATTTAGGGATGATGTATGGCATGGGCAAGGGAAAATTAATGAGTGAACTAGGGCTTGAAAAAGAGGAGATAGAAGATGTTTTTAATAATTATCATTCTACTGTTCCTTTTGTTAAGGAACTAACAGATTTAAGCATGTCCAGAGCCTCACAATATGGCTTTATCAAGACATTATTACAAAGAAAATGTCGGTTTGACATGTGGGAACCTAATTCATTTGGTATGCACAAAGCTATGCCAAAGAAAGAGGCCGAAATAGAGTACGGTTTTGGCCATAAAATTAAACGTGCTTATACATACAAAGCTTTGAATAGATTAATTCAAGGCTCTGCTGCCGATCAAACGAAGAAAGCAATGATAGATGTATTTAAAGAGGGTATTACCCCTTTAATCCAGGTACATGATGAGTTGGATATTTCTTTTTCTACCGAAGAGGAGAAGAAAAAGATTATAGAGATCATGGAAAATGCCGTGGAGATGAGGGTACCAGCTAAAGTAGATTGTGAAATTGGTTCTTCGTGGGGCGAGATTGGATAGAAAGCATAGAAAAGGTTTTGCAAATCACATCAAAGCCATACTCTGGCTAACCCAAAAAAATTACTACGTATTTGACAACATCAGTGGCCTTGGGCCGTGTGACGTGATTGCTATGAATGATGATGGAGACATCCTTAAAATAGATATTAAAAGTGAAAGCATAAGAAAGACAGGCACTCATGCAGGACATAAGATACGAAGAATGCCAAGTCAACAACAGAAGAAGATGGGCGTCAAATTACTCATGGTAACTGAAGAGGGAAAGTGCTACTTCTATAATAATGATTAAGATTTATCTATTAGTAGTGAGCTTATGGGGGTTCAATGGATCAGCTTGGGTTTATACTGGTAATCAAATGGTATACCAAGAAAAGTTTGAAGACCTTAAAGTATGTCAGGAAATGGGCAGAAAGTTCATGAAGTTTGATATGAATCAATACTTTACTTTTAAAGTACAATGTATTGAGGATGTAAGAAAAGATATTTAATCTAGTAACTTATCTAATTTTTCGTTTATTTCTATGACTTGTATCTCAATGACCGAGAGCCGTGAATCGATACGCAACATATCTAAATCTTTTATCTTTGATTCAAGAGCCGTGACTCGTGATGACATCATGCCATACGTTGTAGCAATACCAGCTACGATACCCATGACCCATATCCAATCACGCATTGACAGGTTCATTTTCTTTTAACTCCAGCTTCTCTCAAAGCAATAGCAATAGCTTGCTTTCTAGACTTAACTTTCTTTTTTGATTTACCAATAGGTAGTTTGCCTTTTTTAAATTCTATCATGACCTTGCTTATCTTCTTTTCTTTTTTTGTTTTCTTCTTCATCTATTAGGATTTAAATTAAAGAACTGAGTTCCTGGTTCATCTGGGTTTGAATCAAATAGTCTTTCAAAAAGACTACGTTCAGCATTGCTTTCATTTAAAGAGTTTAAGGTAGCTAGTGCATCAGCCGAGGCTGCAGGATCAACAATGCTAGGATCAACAACATCAAAGTTTTGAGGCACAACTTGTGGTTGTCCCATTCTGTTTAAAGCATCTGTTATGTATTGATCAAAAATAACTTGATCAGCGTTACTAGTTGGTAATAAACTTGTTTGATCTGTTATAGGTTGAAATCCTGTCATGCTGTCTATTTCATTTAATATCATTTCTTTTTGATCGTTATTTAACTCAGGATTAGCAATTACATTTTGTTTTAATTGAGCGTTGTTTTCTGCAACTTGATTAGCAAAATTTTCTCCGCTTACCTGAGTTCCAGGCATAATAATATTCTCATCTTTTAATCCTGTAATCGCAGGTTGTTTTAAAGCTAGATTTCTTTCTTCATCAGCTAAAAATTCTGCCATGTTTTGATTATACAAATTTATGGGTAGATTATCAGTTCCGATAACTTCATTTAATTTAGGATTAACTTTTTCTGCATCTATAAATGGTGGGACATAAGGCAGAACTTCTTTGTTTGGTTGTATTTCAGATTTGGATGTCACATCTGTTTTATCTATAGGTGGTTCAGGTTTTACTTTTGGAATAATTATCTGATCAGCTAAAGGAACACCTGGTGGGGCAACGTCTAATGCTTTATCAAAATCATCTATTGCTATTGGTTCACCTTCTCCTGCACCAAAGTCTTTATCTAAAGGATATCTCACACCTGGCATATCATCATCCGTGTAAGCTATTGGTTTATCTTCTATGCCCAAAGCCTGTTTTGCAAGGGCGACGCCGGGTAGCCCTCTGTTAAGTCTGTTTGTGATAGGATACATTTTTGCAAATTCTTCTGGGTTTTCGTTCTGTAGTTTTCTTGTTGGATCTAAAAAGTCCCTGTCCTTTGTGTCTTGAAATATTCCTAAACCTTTGTTAGTAAAAACAGGACGGCCATCGCTTGTTCTAATAATACGACCATCTCCAGTTCTCATTACACCACCAGCTTGTATGGCTCTTTCATCACCTAGTCTGGTTGTAAATACATTTTGTCTTGATCGCAGGTCTTTTACTAAATCTAAATTACCTGCCTTCAAAGCGTTCTCTATTCGTCTATCAAGACTACCAACACTTTGTTCTAAACTTTTTATTCTATCTTTAGTTTGATTGGCCATGATGCCAGATTCTCTGCCCGTGCTAGTGCCACCTGTTCTTATATCAGCTCCAGATCCTCTATTCTGATTAGCTCTGGCTTGATCTCTTATGTCGGCACGTAATGCATCATTTCTTCTTTTCTGACGTCTAGCAGCAGCTCTTCTAGCGGCAGCACCTCCACTGCCTCTACGAGAGCCTCCTTTTCCGCCTTGTGGTCTTCTTCTAGTTCTACGTCTTGGTGGTGGCATATTATCCTCTATTTGCTATTGCTTCTGTTATATCAATATCTCCGCTTTTGGCAAGTTGAGATCTGTCTGCGGTTGAAATAGTGCCACCTGTTGGCTGTATGTTTAGCGATAACGGTACGCCAGGAACAGCATCTGGGTTAGCGCCGTACGCATCTCGTGCTGCTGGAAGTATGACATTTGGTGTTCTATCTTCCTGTCTTAGGTCAGGCTGTAGTGGTTTGTCAAAGATACTGTCTGGATTTTCAAATAAATTTTGACCCATAAAACCAGAGTAAATACTACCAGTCAAACTATTTATGATTGCTAGAGGATTTGGTTTATTTCTTAATAAAGCATTATCTCTAATGGTTGTTCTATCAAACTTACTTATCTTGAAAGGAATTGCTAAATTATTCATCAACCTGTTTGCTTCTCCTTTAGAATATCTTTTTGTTAATTGACTTTTTATATAGTTTTTACTTAATCCTAAATTTTCTGCAGCTTTTATTTTTTTGTATAAAACTTTATCCGCATCTTTCTTTCTTTCATTTGCTTCTTGATATGCTTTTACAATGTCTTCTGTTGTTGAATTTCCATCTCTGACTGCATCTTTAAAAACCTTTTCAGCGTTCTTTGTATCTTTTTGGTTATCACTTATTTTAAAATTTAAACCTTGTTGAACAAAAGGATTTTGTATTCTAAATCCAAGAACACCACTGGCCTCATTTAAAAATTTGTATCCTCTATTGTATTGTTGTGTTTTACCTATGCCTGATAAATAAAGTCTATAAAATTGATTAAAAGAACCCGGTGCTGAAACTTTTGCAAATTCTCCTATAGTCTTTAATACTATTTCTCCTGCTGAATCTGTTGGATTCCATATTCTTCTACCTTCTTTTGTCTCTCCGCCTCTTGCAAAAACGTCTGTGTAGAACTCAGTGATAATAGCTTCAGAAACAAATGGCTGTGCAAATTCTCTACCAGCTTGATAAGCTGCTTGTTTTATTGAATCAATATAACCTTCTTCATTTGTTATACCTTGATTAATGCCGTTCATTGCCGCATTCAAAGGCCTTGTCAAAAAATCATAAGCGTTAGTGTGTGAGTAGTCTATGTAATATATTTGACCATCTTGTTTTATTGGTATTAACGTAGAGTTTTGAGACCACTCGGGTAAAAATTCTTTCAATGAATTTATTGTTTCATTGGTAACTCCTGTCATAAATTGTGCAGTTTCTTCTACTGCTTTGCCCGCACCTATGCCAAAAGCACCCATACCAAGTAGCCTTTTAAATCCTATTCCTCTCGTTAAAGGATCTCTAAACTCTTCAGCACCCTTTATTATAGTATTAATTCCCGTTCTTAATATTTCTGCGGGAAAAGAAACAAAATTTCCAAATGGTAATTTACGAAGACCTCTGATGTAAGATCCAACATAATCATAGTTTGGTATGTTATTCCGTACTATGTCTGCTGCATTTTCTTTGATAAACTGATTATAGTTTTTCTTATCAAATAGATTAGTGATACCATACTTTTCTCTAGCTATTTCTCCATACTTACGCACGAATGCGTTTGGATCTTTTTCATATAACTCATCAAAAACTTTTCTGTATTTAGACTGTTCAGCAAAGTAATTTTGTATTTTATAAAAATCATCTTCAGCAGAGTATAAAGTCCTTGCTCCTTCTCTTAATCTTCTCAACCCAGTTTTTTCACTAAATCTTTTAAATACATTAAGAACTCTGCCTTGATTATCTAGATTCTCTAAACCAGTAGACATATCATCTATAAGCGATTTTAAATCTCCTAGTCTTGCACTGGTATTAACGATGCCAAGACGTTGCATTTCCATGTACTCCCCCAAAAATCTTTTATATTCTTCATCAGATTTAAATAATTTTCTACCAGCTTGTGTTTCTAATTGTCCTTTTGTTATGGCTTTTGTTATTTTAAATGACTTTGCAAATGTTGCTGGACTAAATAAATTACCATTAACAGCAGAAAACTGCACGGCACTGATAACGTTTCTAAAGTGCGTTATTGGAGAGAGTGTTGTTTTTGATTCTTGTATTAAAGCTTTTGGTGCTAATAAAAGTCCATTGTAAAAACTGGTTATTAAATTACTGTTTTGATCGCCTGTCTTTACTACACTTCCTATGGAGTCTGCAATTTGTTTTGTGGTGTATTTTCCATTAAGAGGATTCCATGCATCAGTTTCTATTTTTACATTAAACTTTTGACCTCCTTGAGATATTGTTGATTCATCAAAGATATATCTGTTGTATCCATCATCCAAAACTTTTTGAAAATATTTTGAAGAGTTAATAAAGTTATTTATTTTACTAGAAGTTTCTAAAAGCTGCACAGTAGGATCTTTTATTTCACCAAGCAACTCTCGTATTTCTTTTGGAACTTGCTGTCTCATAGAAAAAACAGCGTTGTCGACAGATTTTAATCTTACAAGTTCAGGTCCTAACTTACTCATGTCACCTGCTTCTATTATTCTTCTAATCTCAGCATCCATGGCCTCTCCTTGTGGTCCACTAGATGGTACAAATCTTCTATTTTTTCCTGTTCCTATGACAGTTCCTCCATAACTTGCAGGGTCTCTTTCTGCTAAAAATATTTTTGCTCTTTCAATTATCTGTCTGCCTTTGTCCGTGTTATACAAAGTATTTATCCAATCCTTTTTTGTTTCAGAACCAAATGTTCTATAACTTCTAGTCAAATATTCTCCAACATTAGCTGCAACTGTTCTTATAAAAGCATCGCCTGATCCTTGCGCCAAAGGATTTTCCATTAACTTCATACTTAAATTATCTACATGCGATCTAATTTTATTTACAGATTCAAATAATTCACTTGGTATTTTACTTGCATCTTTTGCGTTCTTTGGAGCTGTTAAATAGTCATAGATATTTTCCATGATTTCTTCTCTTTTTTTAATATCAACTTCATCTAATTTACCTCCAAGAGGTCTGACAAATTTTTGAACTGTCTCTTCTAATTCTTTAATTAAACCTGTTGCTTGTGTTAAATCTGCTCTTCCCTCACCTATCATCTTTCTTCTTGCTTCAAACATTTCTCTTGTTTCATTTCCTCTTGCACGGAAACCTGATATCAATCTATCAAAAGTACGAAGAATAACATTTCTGTTAAACTGAAAACCCTCGTCTAATTGTAAAACTTGTGGAACTTTTCTACCGGTTGGTTGTTGTGTAACAGGATCTATTTCATCTACCATTCGTGTTACTCGGTCAGCTCCCCCGGTTGATCTAGTTAGTATACCTTTTAGTGCGGGTACAGCTTTACTAAAAGTAAACTTGAGACCCGGGATTACCGCTTTCTCAAATAAACCAAAACCTAGAGCTCCTTCCAAACCAAACTTAAATTTATTTTCTAATCTTCTGATAGCTTCTCTACGTCCACTTTCTCCTTCTCTTTCTCTTGTTTCTGTAAATCCAAGTCCAAAAGCATCTCCTATTGTTCCTAAATCTTCGGTTGCTGCCGCTAATTCTGCTCCACCAACTGCAGCCATTCTAGTGGCTGCCGGCATTTTTTTAAGTGATCTTCCAAGCGTTCCTAATTTTTTAGATTTAAGAAGAACATTTGCACCTTTTAGTGCAACACCACCAGGCACACCTAGTTGTGTTAATATTTCAGTCATCGTTCCTGTCCAACGATCGTCAGCTAAGTCTTCCATTTTACTTAGGAAGTCATTGTCATCAAAAGCTTTTTCAACTTTTTCAGTGAGATTTGTATTTAAACCTAAATCTACAAGTGCCGTACCGAGAGTCGTGATTCCCTCACCAGCTTTTGCTAAACCTGAGACAACGCCTGCTCCTGCAGACTCTATTAACCCAGTTTTATTTAAACCTATTTCTTTAAAAAATTCTTCTTTGTCTTTGTTGGAATAATATTTGTTATATAATTTATCAGCTAAATCATCATCTGACATATCATCGTATTGAGGATATCTTTTTCTAAATTCATCGAGGGTCATTTAATTCCAAGTGGATCGTTATTTACAGAACCTTCTGGGGGTTCGCTCGTAGCGCCACTAGTTTGGCCAGAAACGATTGCCCAACCTTTTTCTAATATACTGTTAATTTCCGCTGGTGAATAAGGCACATTAAGTTCATTTAATTTACCTGCGTAGTTTGAATAATTATCAGCAAAAAATTTCTTCTTACTTGTTGTTGCTCCTGATTTAGCCATATTAATTAAATCTTCTTTATCAACCGTCAACTCACCCTTTTCATTCGTAAACATTGCTGTTAAAGTATTTAAATTCTTTTGGAAGGTAGTGGTTGTATCATCACTTTCTGCGGCTCTATCCAATGCCGCTTCTTGTGCTTCAATACCAGACTCAACAGCAGCCATCTTAATTTTATCTGCTCTGTCTTTAGCCGCCATACCTATTGCGGTAAAAGTTTTTAATGGATCTTTTGCAGAACGAGCAATTTTATCCATAAGATTACCGCCCTTAGCACTGGCTAAATTTAAACCAAATTCTGTTAGTGCCGCAAAGCCTGCACTTTTTAACTGTCCTTTACTATCACCTAAGTATTTATTAAATAAATCCATTCTTTCTTTAATAAAGTCGTCTAGATTTCCTTGTTTAATTTGATTACTTAAATCATCAGCTTCATCTTTTTTTGCAGCACCTTTTTTTGCAGTGAATTTTTCTGTTTCTTCAATTGTACTACCAGCAGCTCCTCCTTCTGTTCCACTAGGAGGAGGTGGAACTTGATTTGCAGACACCTCTGCTTCATCAGCTAGATTACCATACTGATCAGCTAAGTAACCATAACCACCTAAACTTGTAGCAGTTGCTAGCATTGTTCCTTTACTAATTCCTGGTATCGCTCCTTGTTGCACGCTTGTTATTCCTGCACCGCCACCACCAGTAGGCACTAAAGATCTATTTCTGGGTATGTTACCCATTCTAGTTGCACCTCTTGTAATTAAATTTCTACCGCCTGTGCTTGCTATGATACGTGGTAAAGCTGCTCTTAATGCGGTTAAACCTAGACCAACTGCTGGAATAAAAAAACCCATTAGTTACCACCAAATATATTACCTATACTACCGAATGCATCTTGCACACCGCCAAAACCTTGACCAAATTGACCAAGAGCTCCGAGTCCAGCAATACCAAGACCAAGTGCTTGAGCAAATGGATTGGTAGATGGCTGTGTTGTGTAGGCAATTGAACCGCTAGGAACACCTCGTAGTATATCACTGGCAAATGTTAGTCTTCTAAATGGTTCTTGTTGAGCTTGTAATTGTTGTTGTCTGTTTGCTTCTAGTTGAGCTTGACCTAATCTTTGCTTCATGCCACCAATACCAAGAAGTGATTGAACATCAGCAGCCCCTAGTTGTTGACCGAGAGCCCCGAGTCCCGATTGTATTCTTGCTAAACTACCCAGTTGCTGTCCGGCAGCTAATTGTCTTCTTTGTTGTGCTTCTTGTGCACCCATCGCAGCACGTTGTGCTTGTTGAAAATTTCTTGATAAGTCTTCAAATACTCTTCTTGATTTTATGTCTGATAAATTACGATCTAGCTCTGCTTCTTGTACACCAAATCTAGAACCACCAAACACTCCTGCTCTTGTTGCTTGACCTGCTAATCTATTTCTTGCTTGTTGTCCTTGTCTGTCTAATTCTGCTAAAGCTTGTTGTGTAACTTGTTGTTGATATGGGTCCATGAAAGCTTGAGTTTGTGATGGCTGAAAAGCTTGTGTGCCACCAAGCAAACCAGCTAGTCCAAGATTACTTGTTGCTGTCGCTTGTTGTAATGCAGGTCTAAAAGCACCTACATTTTGACTTGCTAATCCAAAAGCTTGTTGCTGTTCAGGAGTGAATCCTGCAAATTGAAAAGCAGGTATGGCTTGTGCTATTCCAGCACGACCAAATCTACGTAAATTAAAATCGGCTTCACTTTCACCATCTCTTCTTGTTGCGTTTGGATCACCAAATACAGAAGCTAACAGTTGTTCAGCTCTTCTTTCAACATACTCCGGTTGACGTTGTACCTGTTCAATAACTTCAGCCATTATGCTTTGCCTCCATAATTTTCTTGTAGACTATATAAGAATTTTGATCCTCTGTCTCTAGTATCTTCTTTACCTTTACCACCCATAGCTGCACCAAGACCTCTCACAGTTTTAGCATTTATAACAAATTCACCATCACTTAACATAGCTGGTATATCATCACTAGTTTCTGTTCCCGGTCCTGCTATCTTACCATTTTTACGGGGAAAGCCACCAGTTGATAAATTAACAATACCACCATTTCTGAAATTTGCACCATATTCTGAAAAAGGTATGAGTTTATTCGGCATAATATCTGCTTGTCCTAAATCTCTAAATGGGTCCATTGTTCCATAAACACTTGGTCTTGGATCCGTTTTATCTTCTTCTTTCCCAGCTCCTAATAAACCGGCAGTTCCTGCAACTATGGCTGCACTTTTAAGTGGATTTGCTTTTACAAATGCCGCCGCTTTTGAAAGAGCATTAGCTCCTATTGCTTTTCCTGGTGCCGCCGCTGTTAAACCACCTGAAGCCCCCGGTATCAATCCAGAACCTGCAACTCCACCAGTTGTGCCTGTTCCTATTAAAGGTGCTGTTCTACCAAGTAGACCACCAAGCCCTGCACCCGGTGTTAAACCTAAAAATTTGGTGGCACCAAATCCAGCAGCTCCTCCTATTAATGCATTTCTAAGAGATTGCTCTGCTGATCTACCGCCTACTAAACTACCTAGTCCTGCTCCTAATCCTGTGCTTAACGCACCTCCTAAAGCAGGGCCTCCATACAGATATCCTAATCCTGCTCCTATTACCGGGGCTGCTTTTTTTGCAGCTTTAAAAATTTTCTTTAACATGTATAAATAAGCTTATTTAATCGTATAACTATAGGCAAATTTCTAGTAATGTGCAATTGGAAATATGACCTTTGACATCCAGAAAGTTCCAATGGTCCGTGTGACGTGGTTAGACGCCCGTGATATGGAAACAGGGTGGTTGCCTATAAAAGATATAACTAATGCACCGTTGGCCGTGTGTCAAGAAGTAGGGTGGATGGTTACTAATACAAATGAAAAGATTGTCATTATGCGTTCTTGGTGTACAGACAAAGACGACAATCATGGTGGTGGAGCAATAGCCATACCAAAAGGATGGGTTAATAAAATAGAATATTTGCACGTCGGCTATTCTGAGTCACACTAATTGTCAAGAAAACAATTTTAAAAAGTTCTGTTGAAGTTCAAAAAAATATGTTTACATTAGGTTCTCACCAAAATTAACAATCACAGGAGAAAATATGGAAAACGAAGACATAAACAAAGCCATTGCCTACCTTGCAGATAAGGTGAGCAAATATCACGAACGACTATTAGCTATGGAAAGAGATGTTGAAAGACATATCAAAGATACAGAGCAACACTGCTGTGATGATTGTGAGTGTAAAAAATAATTATTCTCCAGTCTCGCTTTCAGTGCCAGGCATTTTAACGACACGGATGGTTATATCCTTGGCTTTAGTTGAAGCCCAAGGATTACCACAGTCGTTGCAGTTACCTGTAGCTTGTTCTTCTTCATCAACTTCAGCATTACAATTCTTACAATAAATTTTTACATATACTTCTGGTTTTAAGATAGGCACTTCTTTTCCTGCAACCATTTCTGTTCCTATCTGTTCTGCGTCTTGTACTTTCTTACCAATTGACATTATAAAATCTCCATAAAGTTTACTGAAAATTTTAACCCACTGCCTTTTACTTTTATTGTATCACCTTGTTCTAAAACTTGCGTAGTAGTTAGATGTTTTACAGCGTTATTATTTACACTTTCATCTAATATGTGAGTTTCTACGGACGCACTACTATCATTTATAGATACCTCAGCTGTTACTGCACCACCACTTTTATTAGAAACTGTCACATTTTTTAAGATAAACGTAGCAGGTTCTGTTGGTGGTGTTGTGCTTAAATTTGATGCTGGTACAGTAGCTATTACCACTAATGATCCCGTGCCTGTTGCACTTACTCTTTTAAAATTATCAGCCAAGGAAAAAAGTCCTTCTTGTTGAGTCTTCTTTTAAATCTTCTTGAAAACCAAAATTTAATTGTTGTGTTATTTGTTCAAGAATACGAATTAATGTATCAAATTGTAAAGCTTCATATTCCTGCGTTGCTGTAGGTAATACAGTCGTGTTTATTTTAGCCATAATATCCCCCTAATAAACTTCTAATACCCATGTTATAAAAAGGCGAGAACATAGAAAACATCGGACTATATCCTTGCTGCATCATGGGCTGTTGTTGTGGTTCTCTAGCCTCTTGTAGACTAGCAATACCTTTTTCTATATTACTTAATCGTCCTTCTAAACCACTAAGTGTTTTTTCAAAACCAGAAATTTGCCCACCAAATCCACCTAATTGACTTTCAAATCCACCCAATGTTTCTCCAAATCCACCCAATGTTTCTCCAAACTGATCAAATCGTTTTCCATAATCTGGAAACTGTCTTAAAGGTGGCATTGGCTGTATTGGAAGACCCGGAGATTTTATCGGAAAAGGTAGTGGCCTTATACCAATTGGAGGATTAATACCTAAATCAGGTAGAAGACCACCTATGCCAGGTTGTAAAGAAATTTTTTGTTCCATGTCACTAAGATTAAAACCTTCTGGCGGACTATAAGCAGAACCAACACCATACATTTGTTCCTCTGGTGTTATGTCTTTGCTATAATGTCCCGGCACGTGTGCCATTATCTACCTCCATCTGGTTTAATATCTAGTCTCAATGTACCATAACGCCAATCAGAATCCAAAGTATTACTAGTGATTTTCACATTAGTTTGTCTACCTCTACCACGTAAATCAAAAAATCTAGTTGTATTAGTTACATCTCTGCTTATTGTTGTGCCTGTATCTGATGGATATGTTTTAAAACCCATAGTTAAGTTAGCTGTGCCTACCTGATTTTTAAAGTCTGGTATACCTCTACTTACAGACAGTATTTGTTGTCCATCTTGTATGTCAAAATCACCAGAAGTAATAAATGCAGTCATAGCTGATTGATCATCGTTTACACCTTCTTCGTGTTCATAGAATATAGATGCACCTGCTGTTACGCCTTTTACTGTTGGTGTAGTAGGCGTGTCAGTTGGATTATATTTTGTTGCATATGGTCTTTGATAAACACCATAGTCCGTCCAAGTTGTTCTGGCTAAATTAGATGTGTACCAACTTTTTTCTAAATAATTATATGTTACAGATCTATTTATTTGATTTGATGTGTTAGATGCATAAAACCAAGTAACTTCGTTAAACTCTGAGTTTACACCAGCAAATGTTTCTGGTTGTTGTGTAATAGAAAAATCTTCAAATACATAATCTTGAACACTACATGGTATTTTTTTGACAGCACCATCGTATAAATAGAAAGCGTTCTGTGACATCCAATAAGCTATGCCATTTACATCAACGGTAGCGTGTACACCTACGGCGCCACAGTTTGCACCAATTTGTACAAGAGAAAAAGTAAAAGGAGCTCCAACAAATTGTAGTGCGTTGAGTGATGTATCTGTCCATACCAGCACTGCATTACGTGATCTTACTGCTGACACAATCTTTGATCCATCTTGTATTCTAAAAGAACCAGCGGTGTTTATAGCTGTTGGCACAAAATCATTTGTTGTCTCTTGTGATGCAAATCGTAAAAACAAATCATCTTGTGTAGTCGAGTTACCTATTACTGTTTCTGTACCAAACAAAAATACATGTCTGTCGGGCATTGATACCAAATTAAATCTTGAGTTTGTTGGTGTGTTAGAGATTGCATTTGCTCTTACACCTGTTCCGTTGGACGTGTCCCATAAGAATGTTTTGCCTTTACTTACAGTAGCAATTAAATCTTCACCAAAATTGTCAAATGACCAATTACGTGCATCAAGTGTAACTGTTGATGATGATCTTGGCGTATTCCAAGCATCAACGTTCCATGCATCTGTACCCCAACCATAACCATAAGCTGATTGATCTGTGCCTATTGATATTTGATATTTTA